ACTGGAAAAGGTAGAATTTTAGTCGAGGCGAAATATTATATTGATAAGCAAGATATCATTTTTGAAGAAATGCCGTATCAAGTTTATATCGAACCAGTAATTGAGCAAATTAAAGATGGTATCGAAAAAGGAAAGATTGAAGGAATTAAAGAAGTTTCTAATCGGAGTGACAAAGAAGAAGTTTCTCTTGTCATTGAATGTCATAAAGGATTTAAGCCTGAAAAAGTTCTAAACAATCTTTTCCAAGAGACAGAACTGCGTAAGCAATATAATGTAAATCAAAACGGTATTATTAGTAAAACTCCTGTCTTGTTAAACCTCCAACAAATAGTTGACGTATATATTGAACATAACACTACTTGTATTAAGCGCGAATATCAATATGATTATGATAAAGCAATAGAACGTATCCATATTCTTAAAGGATTAATCATAGCTTTGCAAAATATTGATGCGGTCATTGAGATAGTTCGTAGCGATGACGATCCGACGAATAAACTTTCTTCTGTTTTTGGTTTAGACGCAGAACAGATTAAGAATATTTTAGATATGAAATTATCTAAACTGTCTAAGTTAGAAGAATCTAAATTAATCCAAGAGAAAGAAGAAAAAGAAGCTCTTGCGGAAAAATGTCAAAAAGTAGTCAATTCTTTAGACGAACAAAAAGAAATTTTGATCGATCGCCTGTCTAATCTTGCGGATAAATATGGCACGCCTCGCCGCACACAAGTAATTCAAAAAGACATTGTAAAAATTAGTAACTCAAAGAAGTCAAAAGAATCTGTTCCCGAAGATGTTATTATTGCCTTTACTAAAACTGGTTATGTAAAATCTATTCCTCTGACTGCTTTCCGCAGTTCAAAAAATAATCTTACTGAATTTAAGACAAGCAATACTAATAACATTCTATTGTTCAGCAATTTAGGCAAAATGTACCGCATTAAAGCAAATACGATTAAACAATGCGGCAATACCGATAAAGGCGTCGCAGCCGGAAGTTTCTTGCCCCTTGAGCCGCAAGAAAAAATCTTAAACGTATTCCCGATGGGAGTTGATGAAAAGCATCCTTATGTTACTTTCTTTACTTCTTCTGGTTTAGTCAAAAAGTCAGATAAGAGCGTTTATGTTGGAGATACGCAAAACAAACGTGGACAGAAAGTGTTTAATCTTGCGGACGACGATATTCTTGTTGGAATTTTTGAATCTAATGGAGATATTGCTACTCTTGGAACCGCAAATGGTCATATTTTAACTTTTGACCTAGAAAAAGTTGCGGCTAAAGGGAAAACTGCGGGCGGTATTAAAGGAATTAATCTTCAAGGTAACGATAAGGTAACATGTGCGCTAGTTTGTCCCAATAATGTAAAGTCAATCATGGTGAATAACCAAGAGACGGAAGTAAATATTCAGGGACGTGGAGGTAAAGGCCGCAAACTGCGTGCGGGAATTGAATCTTTAGATACTGTGTAGGAGAATTATGTTTGAAACATCTGAATTATATCCGGGCGTTCAGATTCCTACGCCGCAACTTGTAGGAAAAAATCCTTTTGATAATATTGGCGAGCTATCCTATAAAAAAGGGTGGCTTGCCTCTATTAAAAAAGATGGATATTATGAAATGCTGGTAAAAGAAAATAATCAAGTTTACATGTTTGCTCGTTCCAAGAGCAAGAAAACTGGCTTTTATACAGAAAAGATAGGACATGTGCCTTTTCTTAAAGAATGGGCGCAAGAAACTCTACCAAATGGTACAGTTCTAATTGGTGAGGTCTATTTGCCGCAAGGCACCTCTAAAGACGTAACTACAATTTTAGGCTGTCTAGAAGAAAAAGCTATCGATCGTCAGAACCTAGGCGGCAATCTGCATTATTATGTTCATGATATTGTTAAATATAATGGATATGATTATATTGTCAATGAAGATCCTTATATGAAACGTTACAGTGACCTATGTCAATATATTGATTTATGTTCTAGTGTTATCCCGGAAGTAGAAGTGGCCGCGGTCTACGATAGTATTTACACTGATTTCAACTCTCTCTTGGAAGAATTGTTCGCGGAAAATGAGGAAGGTTTAGTTTTTAAGAATGAAAACGGATTATATCTTCCGGGTAAACGTCGTCCTAAAGAAATGTTTAAGGTTAAACAAGAGGTTGACAATATTGACGTTGTTGTGCTAGAATGTTTAGATCCTGAAAAAGTTTATACTGGAAAAGAATTAGAGACTTGGCCATACTGGGAAGACAGCGTTCCTGTTACCAAACCTTATGCTCTTGGTTGGAAAAACGCTTTTCTTATTGGCGCGTATAATGAACGAGGTGTCTTAGAGCGCATCGGTTCTGTTGCTTCTGGTTTAGATGATACTTTGCGGGCAGAGATGGGCAAGAATCCGCAATCGTTTGTTGGTCAAGTAGTTGAGCTTCAAGCTATGAGTGTAGATAAAGAAAATCATACTATTCGTCACCCAGCCTTTGTTCGTACGCGGCCAGACAAGAACCCGCAAGAATGCACATTAAAAGATATATTTAATTAATTTTATCTATCGTTCTAATATTGCAATATAAATTTTTATATGATATAATATATTCATCAAATGAAACAAAGCCAAACAAAAATTTAACGAGAAAAAAGGAGAAATAAAATGGCTAAGAAAGTATTGTCCGAGAACGCTGCTGCAATCCTCACCTTTCTTCAGGGTGCTACTGGTGATTTTACTGCCGCCGATCTTGCAGAAGAGTTGAATCTTGACAAGAAGGTTGTCAATGGTGTGGTAACTGGTATGGCGCGTGCCTCTAAGGACCTTGTTTATCGTGATACTAATTTTGATCCTAAGGTTATTCGTCTTACCGAGAAGGGCAAGACTTTCGATCCAGCGACGGAAACCGCTGAGTAGTTTAGGCTACTCGTGGAGATAAAAGGAGGAGCGGCAGAATAAAATTTGCCGCTCATTTCTATGGAGATAACTATTGGAATTATAGTTGTCTTTTTGGTTGGTTTAGTCTGTTATTATGTTGGCACAAGGAAACCAACAGACGAAGTAAGATTAGATAATATTCAAATTCTGCATGAAAGAGATAGTATAAATGCGGAAATTGAAGTTAAAAGATTACAGATAGCCGATATGGAAAAAGAGTATGCCACCAAAAGGCAACTTATTTTAGACGCTGAGAAAAATGCGGAAACTGCTATCCAAGAGAAGAAGAAAAATCTTGAGAAAGAGTATCAGCTGAAAAATGAATCTTTAGATGCTCTTTATCAGAATAAGAAAGATGGATATGAACTGAATATTTTAGAGATAGAAGATAAACTAGATTCTCTAAAAAGATTATCGGCTTCCGCACAAGAAGCGTATCAGAGAGACCAGGACTTGCAAGATGATATTGATTCTTATAGGCTTGTGATTTCTGAAAATGATAAAAGAGATATTCAAATTCTTAACAATGTTAAACTTCAACTATCTAATCCTCGAATCTTATCAATGCTTATATGGCAAACATTCTTCAAAGCTGAAGCCCAGAAAAAGTTTGCGGCAATTTTAGGCAAGGAAGAAGTTTGCGGTATATATAAGATTGAAAACATTAATAATCATAAAATTTATATAGGTCAATCAGTCAATGTAAAAAAGCGTTTAATTGACCATTGTAAAAAATGTGTAGGAGTGGATGCGCCTAAAAACAATAAATTATATGCGGCCGCACAAGTCGAAGGCTTAGAGAATTTTACTTTTGAGCTTTTGGAGCAATGTGCACCAGAGGAATTAGATATGAAAGAAGCATTCTTTATCGATTTTTATAATAGTAAGAACTATGGTTATAATAGTATAGAAGGCACAAAGGAATAATATGCTTTTTGAAACAGTTAGTGTATCTGGTTTTAAGGGTGGTATTTTTGGAATGCGCCACCCTTTAAAATCATATAAACGAGCCGACACAGATTTTAACCAAGCTGATGATGAGAACTTTGTTATTGGAGAGAATGACTATGATCTAGCCAAGAGGTTATGTAAAGCAGGATCAGAACACAGAAAGTGGATGCGAGGGGTCGTAGTATGGGTAAACATTGAGGCTCCCCTGTTTTTCTATTCTGAATTAGATACTTATAGCACTCGTTTATATGAAAATTCTCAATCAACAATGCACACTTTGAAGAAAGATCAAATTGAACGAGATAGCGTAGAGTTTGATTGGTTCGTAGACGAAGAGTGCGACCACATGATGGAAGAGACTCTCCGTAATATTATTAAACTCCAAGAGAAGATGAATGAGAATCCAGAAAAACATGAGTTCTATCATCGTATGGCCAAAGCGCTTTTGCCTTGCGGTTGGCGCCAGACTCGATTGGTTTGCTTAAATTATGAGACTTTACACAGCATGTATAAACAACGCAAGAATCATCGTTTGCCGCAATGGTCAGAAGATTTTGTAGAATGGATTGAAACTCTTCCTTATAAAGAATTTATCACAGAAAATTTTGATTAAAGTAAAAAGTAAGTATAGACAAAAAAATAGAGATATAGTATAATAATATGTAACATTGAAAATGAGTTTAAAGGAGTTTTAATGAAAAAAATGTTGAACAGCGCAGAGGTGCAAGGATATATTTTCAGCCATAATCTACAAGAACGTCAGTCTAAGAAAACTGGTCAAGATTTTATCATGGGTGATATTGAAGTAGCAACCGATGATAAAGCTATGACCGTTGTAAAGGTTCACTTCGGTTATGTAACCCCGACTTATAAAAATGGCAATGAAAATGCTACCTATGCTTTCTTAAAACAAATTATCGAAGAGGATAAGACTTATGAAAAGATGGGAACAGAAGCCCAAAAGGTCCGCATCTCTTCTGCCGCAATCGAATCAAATGATTTCTTCTCTTCTCGTTCAAATGAAATTGTAGAGGCAAAGCGAATCCGCGGATCTTTCTGTTCTCCTCTGAACGGTAATATTACTATTCCTTCTAAGTTTGATGTAGATATGTTGATTGATACAACTGTTTTGCACGAAGATGAAGAGCAAGGCGATTGGTTAGAGATCAAGGGCAATGTTTTTGATTATCGTGGCGACCTTGTTCCGGTTTCTTTCTCTGTAACGAAGCCAGAAGGTATCGCTGCATTTGAAGGTATGGATATTTCTAAAAAGAATCCCGCTCTTGTCCATCTTTATGGCAAGATTGTTACTAACACGGTGGTCAAAGAAGTTGCCACTGATGAAGAGATGGCTTTTGGTGCTCCCGCGGTTAATACGACTTCTCGTTCTTTTACTGCTTGGGAAGTTGAGGGCGCAAGTCAGCCAATGGAATTTGATGATGAATCAACTATTACTATTGCGGAACTTCAAGCTGCCATTCAGCGTCGAGCAGATCATTTGGCGCAAGTAAAGAAGGATTACGAAGAGTATCAGGCTTCTCGTTCTGGTGGTTTTTCAAACGTAACTCCTGGTGCTAATGCGACAACTCCTGATGACGCTGGTTTTGTTTTCTAATATAAGCTATGGGGCGGTTTAATCGCCGTCCCTATTTTCTCTTTGGAATATCTGTATTAGAAAGGAATTTTTATGGCTAGTAAACTCTTATCAATTCAGCCGCATAAGGTGAGTAAGGATCTTAGCGGCTATATTACTTACATTTTCGGTGCCGGCGGCACGGGCAAGACAACCCTTGCTTCGATGATGGACAAATCTCTTCTTGTCGCGTTCGAGCCCGGGTATCGTGCGCTGCAAAATGTT